CGTATTTTGCTACGGCCCACCCCAAAGATATTGTGCTGGCCTTCCTCATCCCTTCCTCCTATTCCCCCACCGGGACCTTCACATTAGGTGCCAGTATTTCATAGCACCGTTTGTGATTCTTTTCGTGACAGTCAAAGCATACTTGCTTCCCACACCGACAAACCCCATCCACGCCAAACTGCAACCCCTTCCCGCAATCCTCACAAGTAAGATCACTCTTCATCCTTCCCTCCCCTCATTTCTCCCGCTTTCCCCTCCTACTCGGTAAGATAGGCGATCAGGACGTCGGCATCACTTCTGTACCCGTCGCGGGTGAGTTCGAACAGCCCGTTCCATCGCAATCTGCCGCCGCATAATATCTTCGCCATCTTCTCCCGGTCCAACTTCTCCCGGAAGCGGGCGTTTTCCTTCAACAGTGCGTCCCGCTCGGCGATCAATGTACAGATCTCGCAGGACCGGGCGAGATTGCCATGCTGACAACTTATGGTGTCCACGTTTCCTCCTATTCCTCCGCCGTGATCGTCACGCGGACGGGGGGGGCTGTCAGGACCCTGGCGTTCCACACAACCTTTGCCGTGTTCTCCGTGTTCGCCCATGGACCTCGCGCTCCGCAGTAATCACAGCGGACGAATGCCTCGTTGTGGTCCTCGTGATGAATGGACCACTCCTTCTCGCCACAGAATGGGCACGATAGTAATGTCATCCTTTCCTCCCCTCTCCGCCGGCGCGGATCAGAAGCCCTTCGTCTGCTTCCGTCGATCGGCAGCCGCGCGCTTCCGTAGCAGCCGAATCTTATTGCGAAGTGATTTGTTTTTCTCGATGAGATTTTTGTTCGCGGCTGCCAGCTTTTCCTCGCCATCACGATGGCGCCACAGGGCTCGGCAAGCGGCCTCGTAAGCATCTTTCGTCGGTCGGTCCATGTCCAGACAGATTCGGCAGGGCCCAGGTTTGACAGTGCCGGCGACAACGGGGCAATCCTTCTCTGACCACTTGCAGCCGTGAATCCGACAGCAATTATTTTTGTGGGCGTCTCCAATTCTCCACCGTGGGGCTATTATTTTCGGCATGGGGATCTCTCCTTTTTTGGCGCCCCCGGGGGGCTCCTTCCCTTACTCCTACGGCTGCGTTTTTCGGTGGCCTACGCATTAGTCCAACCATCGCGGCTTTCCGTAGTTTCTTTAAGATCCCCCCCCGGGTATTGTAAATCCTGGTCTGTTTTGGCAGGGCCAGTACTGCCGGGGGCCATGTTGGTGCGGATTTTTTATACCGCGCATTTCGTTAAGCGATTCCCGGCTGACCGATTTCCCGCGTTTTTGTTCTGCGGTTCCTCTGCCGTGTTATCAACGATAGCCTTCCCCCTTGAAATTAAAGCCCCCGCCGGTTTGTCACGCCCCACCACAGGGCTACCGGACCTATCTCCTTTCGGGTATTCCGACGGGGGCAGAGACATTACCGTGCGACTAGATAGACCATCAGGCTCACCAATATGGCGGCAATTACCGTGGTGGCGTGGTCCCGGGTCTTCTGCCATATAGCATCGAAGTCCTTGACAACGATGGGATTTCTGGATAACTCTCCACGGCCCATGAAGGACAGATCAAGCATTGACCTTCTCCTTCTTCACCCGGGGCTTCCTGGGCATTTTGAACATAGCAAGAACCGCCACGCCGAGTTTCTTTGGATCCGACCCCTCGACAACAATCTCCTTGTCGAGGGTGCTGGCATCGCCAAATTCTCCGACGACGATAAACCCGTTTTCCTTCTTTACGATGTAGATTCTTTCAGGCATTTTGCTTCCTCCCTTTTTTTTGAGAATTAAACATCTTCCCGGTTTTTTTACTTCACCCAGGCGGGCTTGTTCGCGGTCTTCACCCCGGGAATCTCTGCCTGCTTCGGCTCGTCCTTCTTCGGCTCTTCCTTCACCCATGCCGGCTTCGGGCCTCCCGCGGGAGCGCCGGCTTCCGGCTCCGGAGGAAGGGGCTTTCCGGACAGAATGCAGCCATCCGGATCCTCGAACACCCGGTCATACCGCTCGTCGTCCATCGTGACGATTCGCTTGATGGTGTTGTTGAGATACCGCTTGCCGTCCTTCTTGTTCGGGTTTCCCCACTCACAGCCGACGACGACCGGGAAGAGCATGGCGTTGAGATCGGTGAAGCTGTCGATGATACGGGCTTTCGTCGCTTCAGGGCTGGTGTCCTTAGGGCTGATGTGCCGAGCGGCCTCCACCATCGCGCGGAGAAACCGCATGGAAATGGAGATCGCCATTTTGCTCTTGTCGGTGGCCGGCTTGGTAAAACCAAGCATCATATTTTTCCAAATCTTTCTCTCTTTGAACTTCGGCGAAACCACGGTGAATTCGAAGTCCAGGTATTCGTACCCGGACGCCGCCTTGCAAAACAGAGGATTCAACGTGCCTTGCTTCGCGGCTTCCGGCTCGCGGATCTCTGCGACCACCACGACAACGCTGTCCTCTGGAATTGGTCCGGCGCCGCTTACTTGTAGTTCTGCATCGTTAAAGTCAATTCCCATTTCCCTTTCCTCCTTAGAGTAGGTAGCCTTGTTCCTGCATGAACTTGATTGGGTGCTTTTTACCCTTTTTCAGATTGCATTTTGGGCATAGAAGCTGGATGTTGCGGATATAATTTGATCCACCCCGCGACAACGGCACGATGTGGTCTTTGTGGTAGCCCGCCTCGATGCTTTTTTTGCAGACCGCGCAGCGGTATTTTTGGCGGGCAAGTAGCCGCTTAATCTCGTCTGCGGTGTGGCGGCCTTCGGCGCCGCGTCGCCTTGCAGCGCAGTTCGAGCCATCGGCTTTAACCTTTTCCGGGTTTGCTTTTTTCCACATAGCGATGGAGGCGCGGGTCTTATCCGGGTTTGCGGCAGCCCAAGCTGCATTAGCGACTCGCTTCCTTTCCGGGTTTGCCTTCTTCCACTTGGCAACCCTGGCGCGGGCTTTCTCTGCCTTCTCTGGGCTTGCCTTATACTGCACAGCGCTCTCGGCGAGAACCCTTTCCCTGTTTTCCCTGTACCAAGCCGCCTTGGAGACGCGTATGTCCTCTTGGTTGGCTTTCCGATAAGCAGACTTCCTCGCGCGAATTTTTTCCGAGTTGTCAGTCCCCCATTTCCTTTTTTTGGCCCGCGCCTCTTCACGATGGTCTTCTGCGTATGTTTTCATGTACTTGGCGATCTTTTCCTTGTTGGCTTCCCGATACTTTGATCCGTAAACCAAAATCCTTTCTCGATTTTTCTTGTAGTACTCTCTGGCCGCAGCGCGAAGTTCAACCCGATGCGCTTTTTTGTAGGCCGCGTCGGATATTCTTTTTTCTTCCTTCGTCACGCCGCAGGCTCCTTTTTCGTGGCCTCTTCAAGTGCCTTGTGCAGGGCACTGTAGGTCGCATCGTGCCCGATAAATACCTCATCGGGCATCTTCCATCTCGACTTCGCGTCCCAGGCCGGGCGTTCGGAAGTGTAGATGACGCGATCTCCTGTCCCTACGGCCCGGACGCGATCGTTTCCAAAACCCTTGTCCTCTTTTTTCAGTGAAATTTTGTAGGTTAGGAACCAAATAAAGTCTACATATTCCGACCACAATCCCAGCGCTCGCTTATGCAATTTCATTTGATAGCGGTCATAGCTGTCGCTGTCCGGAGGCGTGACCGTCTTTATCTCAGAGTGGGCCAGCAGAAGAATGTCCATTCCCTTGTTGGCACGGAGTGAGTCCAGGCCGCCTAAAATCACCATCCATTGACGACTTGCTTCCGTGTATCCCTTCCCATAACCAAAACTTTCGATGCTGGGTTTTCCGTTGATTCGACAGGTTTCCTCCCACACCAAATTTTCGGCCCAGTCTAAGGAATCAAAAACCAGGGTCCTGTACGAGTGCTCTTCATGAAGTGCGGTGATCGCGTCGATGATGTCTTGGTACGTCCTTACGACCGGGAAGGCGTCTATATCTACAGCTGAAGCGCCGTCTTCGATCGGCAGAAGGATAGGGGATTCGAACGTGGACCCAACCGTGGTTTTCCCGATGCCGGCCACCCCATACATTAAAATTTTCTTTGGGGGGACCACGGCGTTCGCTTTTCGAATGTTTTTAAGTGGCATCGGGCGCCTCCACCAACTTGAATTCGAGTTTTGGGTCGGACGGGGTGACGGTGCGCGCCGGCGCGAAGACCGCCTGGATGTTCTTGGGATAGGCGCCGTACTCCTTCTCGCCGACCTTCCATTCGGCCTTCATCCACTGGAAGGGATCGTCGCCGACCGATTGAATCTTCTGGAACACGCCGAAGAGCTTGTCCTGGTTCCATTTCACCTTCTTGCCGATCGTCTCCGTTACACGGAAACCGTCTCGGGTAATATGAACTGCGCCGAATTCCTTTTCCTGCAGCTTACGGATCGCCGTCAGGTCTGCGGAAAGGAGATCCACGATCGCCTTGTCCGCTGCCTCCACCTGGGCCAAGATCGGGACGAGGGTTAACTCCAATTCAGCCCTTCGGTTCGTCACCTCCTGTTGTAGAATGGCCTTGCTGTCTAACAACGCTTTCAGTCCCATTCCGTGCCTCCTTTCGCCGTGGCGTTTATAGGTTTTACGCCCTTGGCGATTCTGGTGAGATACGGTATCCTCGGTGTAAAAGGTTGTCAAGAGATTTTTCTTGACATGGAGAAAATTCCTTGTAGGATAGATCCCATGCCTAAATTATATATCTCCCGAAAAACTCGCCAAGCCTTACTGGACGCGGGTTTCCCTCGCGCTTCGATCGCTAACTGGAAGTCTGGACGCCATAAACCTTCTCGGCTGGCGAGGGAGGTAATCACAAGGATCATGGAAGAAAATTCTCGCAAGAGGCGAAAGAATTGATCCTTCGAGGATATCAGACGGGAATGGTCGAACGGGCACAAAAGGCCCTCAAGAAGCATGGCAATACCCTCTGCATGGCGGCCACCGGTGCGGGGAAGACGATCATCCTCTCTGCATTGGCCGGGAAGATAGGCGGGAAAACTCTTATCATACAACACCGTCAAGAGCTCATCCAGCAGAACATCGGCAAGTTCCAGCAGGTCAATCCCGCGTGGCACCTGTCGCTGTTCGACGCCTCTACGAAATCATGGAACGGCGATGCGGTTTTTGCGATGCAACAGACTCTCTGCCGGCACACCGACGACATGCCGGCGTTTGACCATGTAATTACCGACGAGGTTCACCATATCGTTTCGCCGACGTACCGGCGCATTATCGACACAGCCAAGAAACGAAACCCCAGGATGATGCTGTCCGGCTTCACGGCTACCCCGGAGCGCGCTGACCGGAAAACACTGCGCGCCTACTTCGACAACGTGGCCGATCGGATCACCATCGGGGAGCTCGTTGCCCTGGGCTTCCTCGTCCCGCCGAAGGCGTTCATCGTGGATATCGGCGTCCGGGAACGGCTCGACGCCATCAAGGTCCCCTCCGCGTTTGGCGATCAATCCGAAGTCGCCGACGTCCTGAACACGGTTCCCATCAACCAGGAGATCGTCCGTCATTGGACGGAGAAAGCCGAAGGCCGGCAGACGATCGTATTTTGCTCCACGGTGAAACACGCGTATGACGTCTGCAAGGCGTTCACCGAGAAAAACATCCGGGCCGAAGTGGTAACTGGGGAGACACCGGACGATGAGAGAAGGGCGCTCCTGGCGCGGTTCGATCGTCGGATCACCCGAGTCGTCTTGAATGTCGCCGTGCTCACGGAAGGGTACGACAACCAGGTGTGCTCCTGCATCATCCTCCTTCGCCAATGCTCGAGTAAAAGCCCTCTGATCCAGATGGCCGGCCGGGGGCTGCGCACGGTGGACCCGGAGCGATACCCCGGGGTGGTGAAGAAGGATTGCGTCATCCTCGATTTCGGAACGTCGATCCTCATCCATGGGGATCTCGACGCCGGCGACGGAATGCACAAGGAGCGTCCCAAGATCGAAGGGGAGGCCGCCGAAAAGACCTGTCCATCGGAACCCTCCGACGTCTATATCTGGCCCGACAGAGACGGCAACATAGGCTGTGGGGCCCGGATCCCCGCGGGATTCAAGACGTGCCCACTGTGCTCTTTCCGCTTTGAGAAGGAAAAAGAGCTGGCGCCCGAAGAAGTGAACATGATGGAATTTTCGCTCATCAACAAATCGCCGTTCCGCTGGGTGAATCTGTTCGACAGCGAAAACCTGATGATGGCGACGGGGTTCTCGGCCTGGGCCGGCATCTTCTCCACAGACGGCGAAACATGGACCGCCCTCGGCAAACTGGCCCTCGAGAAGCCGGTTCACAAGCTGGCCGTCACCGGCAGGATCCAAGCTCTCGCCGCGGCTGACGACTTTTTGCGCCGACATGAAACAGAAGACGCAGCGAAGAAGGGGAGAGGCTGGCTGAATCAGCCGGCGACCGCGAAGCAACTCGGGCTGTTGCGAAGCCTCGGGTACGACGTGCCGGCTGACCCCCTCGGGCAATCGCCGTACACCAAATACTCCGCATCGTGTCATTCGGCGTTTTCGTTTAACCGACATTCCATTGAGCGGGCGTTAGGGGTGTAACAACAAACCACCAAGAAAGGGGAAAGAAATGGAAAACAAGGAAAAAGCAAAGCCGGCGCAGAAAGGAGAATTCAGCATCAGGTATCAAGAAATTGATGTTCTGCTGGAAACGACGACCAGGATGTACGGGGGGATGCCACAAAGCGAGGACCTTCTCCGAGCATGGATCGAGGCGAAGGGGCCCATCCCAGAGGAAACCCTGGAAGAGAAAATCGATGCAATCACGCCGGGCGAATTGGACGAGAAGGTGGAGCTGTCTTCCACCGGATTCCGGTCCGACAAAGACGGGATTTTTATTCGAGACTTCATGGTCAAGCAGATGATGAAGGAATCCGCAACGGCAGTCGGCCTCCTGAAAAAGAAGATCGGCACGAAAACCAACCTCACCATCGGGCTTGTCGTGAAACCGGAGCGAATTCGACTGGCGTCTTTACAGGGGAACGACGGGAAGCCGGACGGATACGAGGAATTCCAGGGCCGCGTTCGAACCCCGATGGGGCCACGCTCCGTTCTCTCGAGGAAGGCGTACTTCGAGCCGGGGCTACAGATTGGTTTCTTGATAAAAATGCTTCTTGGGGGAAAGCTGACGGTGGAAGACGTTCGGGCCCTCCTGGATCACGCCGGCGAATTCGTTGGCGTTGGGTCGGCGCGATCGAGAGAGGCGGGAAAATTTAAGGTCGTGAGGTTCGAGGCGAGATAGGGCGGCATGACTCCTCGAGGCAAGACGACGCGGCAAAATCAGACAACACGAAGTGGCGAAACTAAACCAAATACTACAGGACAAGGCGGCAAGACGACATGGGGTGTTATCTCATCGGACCCGGCATCGCGGCAGGACGCCACGCCATTGGATGCGACGCCGCGGCTGCACTCTGCATGATGAGGCGGCGAGACGCCATCGGGCAAAAACAAGGCGGCTGTATATCACGACACAAGACCCTAGGAGACGTGGCGGCAGAACTCGACTCGACTCAGCTCAATTCGACACAGTGGCCTGATCGGATGACACGGTACGAGCCATCACGAAGCGGCAGAACCCGATGCTTCTCTACACGATCCAGCGGCGGGACCGGACTTCACAAAGTAGGACGATGCGGCTGAACAGGACACGACTCTACTGCACGCTACAAAGCGGCGAAACCCGACCACACACCACAAAGCGGCGGGACCCGACTGGACGGGATAGGATCCAACGAGGCCGAGCGGCACGACCTGACGACACCGAACTAAACGAAGCTTAGATTTAAGAAGGAGCAACCCATGTGTGATTCCTGCGAATGGTCTGAAGCTCTCGAGGAATTAGACGATCTCTGCGAGGGCAGCGACTACGAATGGGCAAACGACACGCTGTCGGGGATCGCGGATTGGGTTGAAGAGAAACACCACATCACCGACAAGCAACTCACGGCGATCGAAAATATTAAGCGCGCGGTGGAAAACAGGTGAACGTAAAGCAAGACTAGGGGGTATCTCCTTTGATCGACTTGAATAGCGCCAGTTCTTTTTCGGACAGGGTGAATTTCTTCATCGACGCCGCCATTGATGCACAGCAAGACGAGAGGCGAACCTATCTCGGGGCGTCATTCTGCGGCGAGTCTTGCGAGAGAAAAACCCAATACATGTACCTGGCGGCGCAGGACCAGATTGAGCGCCAGAAGTTCCCCGCCAGGGTAAAACGAATCTTCGAGCGTGGGCATGTGTTCGAGGCGATGTGCCGGAAGTGGCTATCCGACGCCGGCTTCGTGTTCGGTAAACCCGGCCCGGGGTTTTCTGATTTTGATGGAAGATTTCTCGGACACGAGGACGGAGTGATTTGCGGATGGGATCCGCGCCTCGGTGGGGATACCTGCCCTGTGGCGCTTCCTGCTGTGTGGGAACATAAGGCCATGAAAGACGACCAATGGAAGAAGCTGCAGAAGGAAAAACTCAAGAAGTTTTCTTCCACGTACTACGGTCAGGTAACAATGGAAATGCACTACATGAAGGTGCTGCGGACGCTGTTTTCGGCGACCAACGCGAACACCCTGGAAATCTATCACGAGATGATTCCTTACGATGCGGCCGAAGCGGAGAGGATCCGCGCCAAGGTCGCCCGGGTGTTCACGGCCACCAAGCTCGGGGAGCTCCTGCCGCGGTGCACCACGGATCCAGCGTTCTACATCTGCGTCTACTGCCCGTTCCGGAAACCGTGCTGGGCGTGATGATCGATTTCAACAAGGCCGGCAGGGAACCCCGCCCACCGTTGCCACTCCCGGACGACGACTACGGGCTCGAGGAAGTCCTCGAGGCGCCGCCTCCTAATTGGGCGCAACCGAAGCAAACCGCGAAAGCGGCCAAACCGGCAGAACCGATGCTGGTCGACGTCAATAACTTGACCCTCACCGAGCCGGCCTTCCTGGTAGAAGATGCCATCGAAACCCCCTGCACTGGCATGATCTTCGGCGCCAGCGGATCCGGCAAAAGCTTCTTCGTCCTCGATCTGTCCCTCTGCTGCGCCGCAGGGACCTCCTGGCTGGGTAAAACGGTGAAGGAAGGACCTGTCATCTACCTGTGCGGCGAGGGCCGTCACGCGGTCCCACGGCGCGTAGCAGCGTGGAAATCAGTACACGGCGCCATTCCCAACGGCCGATTCCTGATGTCCAACCGCCGTGTTCAATTCGATCCCGACACCATCCTCGAAATGCTGTGCGAAATCAACAAACTGGCGGCTATGGGCGAAATGCCGGTCCTGATCGTCATCGACACCATGGCCCGGGCCCTGCCGGGAGATTGCGACGAGAACAGCGCGAAGGACACCATGGCGTTTGTCGATATGTGCGACCGGCTACAGGCCCAATACAACTGCGTGGTGCTCATCATCCACCACACCGGACACGCCGAAGGATCCAAGAACCGGGCCCGGGGATCGTCGGCGCTTAAAGGCGCCATGGACCTCGAGATCCTGCTGACCGGGAGCGTAATCCAATGGGAGAAAACCAAGGACTCGGAACCCCATCTCCCTATCAAATATGAGCTCGTCAAAACCTCCTACGGCGACGGGCCCAGGGATAACTCCTGCACTATGAAATACGACCTCGGCTACGACCCCACCACCGAAAACATGACCAAGCCGGCCAAAATCGGCGCCGAAATCCTCTCCATCCTCTGCCATAAACTCGGCACCGTCCGAATCCCCGAAGAAGTATGGAGAGAAGAATTCTTCTCCGAATACGGGGGAAACGCAGCCACAAAAAGACAGGCGTTCGGACGAGCGAAAAACGACCTCGAAAAAATCAAATACATCAAAATCAAGGGAAACACCATCCACGTCAAGACCGTCGAAATCCAGGACGACGCCATCACGCAGGCGATGTTTGGACACCTGCTGAATGAAGAAAAATCGTGAACATGTATCCACCAATGTCGATCCCGGTAAACAGGAATCCAATAATAGAACACAACAAATCCAATACCTTACAAGGCGTGACAAGCGTGACAAGAAAATCTTGTCACGCATCTAAACTACATCAACACAACAACTTACGGCTTAATGATAAAACTTACATCAAAAACCATCAATCTATCCACATGTTAATGAATTCCCAATTTCCATAAGCGTGACAAGGTGTGACAAAAAAATAACGAGGGGAATTATGAGGAAAACAGTATTCAATCCAGAGGGTTACATACCAAGCGTGACAAGCGTGACAAAGCGTGACAAGCGTGACTTGTCACACTTGGACAGCAGCGTGACAAACGTGACAACACCCCCCGTAGGGGGGTTGTCATGTCACGCCTGCCCCGGGGCTGTTCCGGAAGGGGATAAACCATGACCCAACGATGCTGCTCTCGAGGACACACCGACAAGCCCATCAGCGGAGTCTGCCCGGCTTGTCTCCTGATCGCCGAGGGAAACGCCGACCAACTCAAACATCTTCGGTCCGAAGTTCTTGCCTACCTCGACGGCTACACCGGCCGAGGGGTCCGGTCCGAAGGACTGGCCCTCGCCCGGCTGCGAAAGACGGTCGACCGATGAAGATCCTCTTGGCCATCCGTACAGAGTCCGAGGCAAACCTCCGGGAAAACTGGCACGTCAAAGCCAAGCGCGTTCGAATGCAACGACAGATCACCCGCGTCATGGTCGGGCAATGCCGGAAGGACTGGCGAGACGACCTCCCCGGCACTACCCATGTGATTACCCTCACCCGAATCGCACCCCGACCCCTCGACACCGACAACCTCGCCCGATCGTTCAAGGCGATCCGCGACGGAATCGCAGACACCCTCGAAATCGACGACGGCTCCAAACGGCTCACGTGGAATTATGGACAGGAAAAAGGCCCCCCGAAACAGTACGCGGTACGAATCGAAATCCAAACGAACGGCGACAGCCGCGAAGGGAGACGTTCTTGAATCCACCAATCAGTGAGACAACCCTGGTGATCGGGATGTTGATTGCGTTTATGGCCGGCATCATCCTTGGCTATGCCTTCAAATACCGGGAACACGAAAGGGAAATCAAGGCGATCCTGAATCTCACTCGCCCGAAACGACGGGAAGTGATCGTGCAAGCAGAAACGGAAAGGACCCCGAAGGGCCCCCCCGCTCGACCTGTGCCAACAGATCAATTGTTCATCTAACTCTCTTCGTGGTTGCTCTTTACCAACGTTTTTGACTCAACCGGGAGAATCAGAACGCCCTTGATGACGAGCTGGCGGATGAAAGCCGTCACCGATAATCCCTCACGGTCGGCCTGCAGG